AAATTGCTACTGCGGCACAACAACTAGCGGCTAGCAGTGACACTCAGAAAAACATTGAAACGCTGTTAAAAGACTTAAATACTACAATGCTTGCGATTCTCGATGTTAACGATAGAAGTGATAGAACATTTGATCGTGTTCGTAGAAACCTTGCACTAAATTATAATTTAGGATAATTTGAATGAGTTGGAAGAAAAATTTTACAGTAGTGCCAGTTGAAAATGGCGGAACAGGATCAATGAGTCCTTTCAGCAACAAGTATGCAAATCAACCAGGCCCTGCAAGAACAAACTATTCAAGTTATCTTCCTGATGTATATGTCGGTGCTCCTAACCGTGTTGAACGTTATGGACAATACAACACCATGGACAACGATAGTGAAGTAAACGCGGCACTAGATATTCTTGCAGAATTTTGTACGCAAGAAAACACACACAACAAAACAAACTTTAGATTTGATTTTAAAAAAGACGCAACTAACACAGAAGTAAAAGTATTAGAACAATTACTTTCACAGTGGACTAAGATGCAAGGATTTGAAACTAGAATGTTTCGAATCATTAGAAACGTTTTTAAATATGGCGATCAATTCTTTATTAGAGATCCAGAAACTAAAACTTGGTATCATGTAGACCCTGCAAAAGTTGTAAGTATTATTGTTAATGAAAGCGAAGGCAAAAAGCCTGAGCAGTATGTTATTAAAGATGTAAATTTAAACTTTAAAGACAAAGTTGCAACATCACCTTTAGATACAAATGGAAATGTAACTGGCGGCGGCAGTGGTTATTTAACTGGCGGCGTTAGAGGTATGGTAGGCAATGCTCAAAAACAAGCAGGCTCACGCTTTCAACAAACTGAAGAAGAAGTTGCTATTCCAGCAGAACACATTGTACATTTAAGTTTGTCAGAAGGGTTAGACAATAATGCACCTTTTGGTAATTCGTTATTAGAAAGTATCTTTAAAGTATACAAACAAAAAGAACTTCTTGAAGATGCTATTATCATTTATAGAACACAACGAGCTCCGGAAAGGAGAGTCTTTTACGTTGATGTGGGCAACATGCCTTCACACCTTGCTATGCAGTTTGTGGAGCGTGTAAAAACGGAAATACATCAAAGACGTATCCCATCGAAGACAGGAGGTGGAACTAATGTCATAGACTCGAGCTATAATCCTCTGTCAACCAACGAAGACTACTTCTTCCCGCAAACTGCTGAGGGTAGAGGTTCTAAGGTTGAAACTCTGCCTGGAGGCACAAACCTAGGCGAAATTGACGACTTAAAATATTTTACTAATAAATTAATTAGAGGCTTACGTATTCCAAGTTCGTACTTGCCAACTGCGGCACAAGATGAAGGACAAAGTTCTTTTAATGACGGTAGGGTAGGTACTGCTTATATTCAAGAATATAGATTTAACAAATATTGTGAAAGACTACAAGGACTAGTAACTGAAGTATTCAATCAAGAGTTTAAACGTTACTTGTTAGAAAAAGGCATTAACGTTGATATTTCAATGTTTGACCTTGCATTTAATCCACCACAAAACTTTGCAAGTTATAGACAAAGTGAATTAGACAATCAGCGTGTGCCAACATTCCAAAACATGGCAGGCATTCCGTTTATATCAAATCGCTTTGCATTAAAACGTTTCTTAGGACTAAGCGAAGGCGAGATTGCAGAGAACGAAAGAATGTGGCGTGAAGAAAATGATGAACTTATGGGAGCACCTGCTCCGGATGGTTCTGCAGAAATGAGAGGAGCCGGTATTAGTGGAGCCGGCATCGGCGGCGACCTTGGTGGACTAGAAGATGAAATGGCAGGTCCTGAAGGCGGTGATGTTACAGGAGAAGGAACACCACCTGATACTGTTACAGGCGATGAGTTAGGCGGTGCTGGTGCCGCAGGCGACACAACACAGCAAACGGTATAAATACTAACATGAAACTGAGAGAATTCTTTTATTTTGATCGAGAAACCCTTGAAACCTTAGATGACAAAGGGTACGATCCTTCTTTTGACCAATCAATTACACAAAAGAAAGATACTAGAAAAACTAGACTTACACTATCTCAAATCAACAAAGTAAGGAGAGCTTCTGAGCTACATACTGAAAACAAAGGAAAAGAATTAGAATTCCTTCGTCAGATGTATGGCATCAATGCTAACGCAGAATTAGGAGCTTAATAATATGGCCACAGCCTTTGTGGTAGGCAACGGAACTAGCCGAGAACCAATTTCATTACCCCAACTAAAAGAACATGGCAAGATATATGCTTGTAATGCAGTATATAGAACGTTTACTCCTGACTACTTGATTGCTGTAGATGTTAAGATGGTAAATGAAATTAATGCTCATAGATATCAAATGAAACACGAAGTTTGGACCAATCCAAACAAAGCATATAACTCATATCATAATTTTAAATATTTTCAACCAAGCAAAGGTTGGTCAAGCGGTCCAACAGCACTTTGGATGGCTAGTGCAATGCACGGTTATGATACAATTTACATTTTAGGTTTTGATTTTAGAGGATTACCGTCAGGTAACGGACAATATAATAAAGTAAACAATTTGTTTGCAGACACACAAAACTATAAAAGGAGTGTAGATCCAGCAACATATTTTGGAAATTGGGAACGACAAACATTAACTACTATTAGAAATCATAAAGATACGAGATATATACGAGTAGTAAAAGACGGAGATAGTTTTGTACCAAAACAACTTCGAGATCTTTCTAATTTAGAGCATATTTCTGTGTCAGATTTTAAAAAACAATGGCACTGTTGATACTTTTTTAAAAAAAGTAGCATTTTTCACCTATTTTCCACTGATTTTTTTACAATTAAGTAAATACATTACAACAGCCTTACGATACATTTATATAAAGGAGAACAGTTATGGCAGATACAAGCAAAATTGAAGCTATGCTAGAGTCATTAGTAAATGACGACAAAGCAAAAGCTGAAGAACTTTTCCACGAATTTGTGATTGAAAAGTCAAGAGACATTTATGAAGGTCTTTTAGAAAATGACCTTGACATTGACGAAGCAGACGAAGACGAAGTAGATGAAGCTACTGACGAAGAAGTAGATGAGTCAGATGATGACTTAGATGAAACTACTGATGAAGAAGTAGACGAGTCAGATGAAGAAGTTGATGAGTCTGATGAAGAAGTTGAAGAAAACTTTGATGAATTTGAAATGGAAGCCGACGATGATGACATGGGCGGCGATCCAGCAGACGACATGATGGGCGATCTAGAAGCAGGCGACGACGACGAAGGTATGGACGATGCAGGCGAAGATGACATGGAAGATCGTGTTGTTGATTTAGAAGACGCACTTGACGAGCTTAAAGCAGAATTTGAAAAAATGATGGCTGGCGAAGAAGGCGGCGAAGAAGGCGGCGATGACATGGATGACATGGGCGACGAAGAAGGCGACATGGACATGGATGACATGGGCGGCGAAGAAGAGCCAGAAGAAGAAGCTATGGCATTTGAAGCAGACGACGAAGATGAAGACGAAGCAAAGAATGAGTCTAAGTCTCGTAAATCTGAAGCAGAACAAATGCGTGAGTACGTAGAAAAAGTAGCAGGCGGACACGGTGCTGAAACAAAAGGCAAAGGTGAAAGCGGTGCTAATACAAAATCACCAGTAGCAGGCAAAAATGATATGGGTGGCACAGCTTCCAATATCGTAGCGGGCGGTGAAGAGAGCGGTGGCAAGGCACAAGGACCTAAAGAAGATAACGCAGGTAACGTAAATGTACCAGGCGGTAAAGCATCTAAGTCAATGAGCAACAACTCAAAAGGACACGGTGCTGAGAAAAAAGGTTCAGGTGAAACTGGCACTAACTCGAAAAGTCTAATGGGATCATAAACGAATGTTTAACCTAACAGAAACACTATCATTTGACCAAGCACAGATGGTAGTTGAGTCAACCGATAATCCTAACGGAGGCAAAGACCTTTATATGAAGGGAATTTGCATACAAGGCGGTGTGCGTAATGCTAACCAACGTGTATATCCTGTAAATGAAATCGGACGGGCTGTTCAAACACTCAACGACCAGATTCAAGGCGGTTATAGTGTGTTAGGCGAAGTTGATCATCCAGACGGACTTAACATTAACCTTGATCGTGTATCTCATATGATTACTCAGATGTGGATGGACGAAAATAATGGGTTAGGAAAATTGAAAATCTTACCAACCCCAATGGGACAATTAGTTAAAACAATGCTAGAAAGCGGAGTTAAACTAGGCGTTTCATCTAGGGGCTCTGGTAACGTATCAGAAGACGGAAGCGGTCATGTTTCAGATTTTGAAATAATTACTGTGGATGTCGTTGCTCAGCCAAGTGCTCCAGGTGCTTATCCAACACCTATTTACGAGCACTTGATGAACACTAAAGGCGGCTACAAGGCATTTGAGCTTGCAAGAGCTACAAAACACGATAACAAGGCACAAAAATATTTAAAGGAATCGTTGATTAATATAATCAACAAACTCCAATAAAGAGGAGAAAAACATGTTGGATGCACTTAAACAACTTTTTGAAGGAGCCGGACTAAGCGAAGAAGTCTCTGCTGAAATTCAAGAAGCTTGGAATAGCAAGATTAAAGAAAATCGCTTGCAAGTGACAGCCGAACTACGTGAAGAATTTGCTGAAAAGTATGAGCACGACAAGCAGGTTATGACCGAAGCAGTTGATTCTATGATCTCAGACAAACTAGCTGAAGAAATTTCAGAACTAGCTGAAGATCGTAAGCAACTAGCAGAAGCAAGAGCAAAGTATGCAGTAGCAATGCGTGAAAATGCAGACTTACTGAAAAACTTTGTTGTTAAGCAATTGGGTTCAGAAATTAACGAACTTCACGAAGATCAAAAAGCAATGGCTGACAAATTTTCCAAGTTAGAAGAATTTATTGTAGAAGCATTAGCTAAAGAAATTGGTGAATTCTATGAAGATAAGAAAGATTTAGCTGAAACAAAAGTACGTTTAGTACGTGAAGCTAAAACCAAGTTTGCAGAAGTTAAGAAAACTTTTGTAGAAAAGAGTACTAAAGCGGTAGCGGAAGCAGTTGAGAAGGGTCTTAAGAAAGAGATTTCAACACTGAAAGAAGATATCGAAACTGCTCGCAGAAATGATTTCGGACGTAAACTATTTGAAGCGTTTGCAAACGAATATCAAAATAGCTACTTGAACGAAAAGTCTGAAACAGCAAAACTACTTAAAGTAGTAGAGCTTAAAGACAAGCAATTAGCTGAAGCAAAAGCGTCTGCTGATGAAAAGGCACAACTAGTTGAAAGCAAAGATGCAGAAATTAGACGTGCAAAAGATCATGCAACACGCACAGCTACCTTAAATGAATTACTAGGTCCACTTAGCGGTTCACAAAAGGAAATCATGAACGACTTACTGGAATCAGTACAAACAGCGAAGTTAACTTCGGCGTTTGAAAAATACTTGCCTAGCGTAATGGCTGGCAACACTCCAGAAAAGCAAAAGGCAACACTCACTGAAGGCAAAGAAGTAACAGGCAACAAAGAAACTATCGATAGTGACATCAGCAAGCAAGGCTCGTTCACAGAGAACGTAGTCGACATTAGACGTCTTGCTGGAATTAAATAAGGAGAATATAATGTCAGAACTATTAACAGGACGCTGGCAGGATACAAAAACAGCACTTCTTGAAGGCCTTTCAGGCAACAAAAAATCAGTGATGGACGTTGCTTTGGAAAACACTAAGAAGTACTTAACTGAAACAGCATCGGCAGGTGCTACTTCAGCAGGTAATGTTGCAACTCTTAACAGAGTTATCCTACCCGTTATTAGACGTGTAATGCCCACAGTTATCGCAAACGAGATTGTAGGCGTTCAACCAATGACTGGCCCAGTTGGTCAAATTCACACTCTACGTGTACGTTACAGCGACACAGCTGATGACGCAGTAGCAGGTGAAGAAGCACTATCACCATTCAAGATTGCTCTTGGATATTCAGGTGATGAAGCTGGCTCAGACGCAGGTGCGGCAAACGCAACAGGAGCTCTTGAAGGTACAGCTGGTAACAGACTAAGCATTCAGATCTTAAAGCAAACTGTAGAAGCGAAATCCAGAAAGCTATCAGCTCGCTGGACTTTTGAATCTGCACAAGATGCACAAGCTCAACAAGGCATTGACATCGAAGCTGAGATCATGGCTGCTCTAGCTCAAGAAATTACCGCTGAAATCGACCAAGAAGTTCTTGAATCACTTTACAGTTTAGCAGGTTCAGCTGAATCAGACGTACAGTTTGACCAGGCTGCCGTTTCAGGTACTGCTACATTCGTAGGTGACGAACACGCGGCACTAGCTGTTATGATTAACAGAGCGGCAAACAAAATTGCTCAAAGAACTAGACGTGGTGCTGGTAACTTTGCAGTTGTTTCGCCACACACTCTAACTGTACTACAGTCTGCAACAACTTCAGCGTTCGCAAGAACAACTGAAGGTTCTTTTGAAGCTCCAACTAACACTAAGTTTGTTGGTACTTTAAACAGTGCAATGAAAGTATATGTAAACTCATATGCTTCAGACAGCAAAGACGTACTAGTTGGTTACAAAGGCTCAAGCGAATCAGATGCGGCGGCATTCTATTGCCCATACATCCCGCTAATGAGCTCAGGTGTTGTACTTGATCCATCAACATTCGAACCAGTCGTATCATTCATGACACGTTATGGTTATGTTGAGTTGAACAACACTGCGTCATCACTAGGTAACGCGGCAGACTACTTAGCAAGAGTAAGCGTAGCAAACGTTTCATTCAGCTAAGATATAGTTGTAAAACAAAATTAAGGGCAGTGGCAACACTGCCCTTTTTTTACGACTAAAACCCTAACCGAAAGGCTTTATGGCTCGTGTTAAATTTAATCCGAACATAGAAGTACACGAAACTACAAAAAAGAAAACATCAATCGGCGGCGGAAGAATATCTACTTGCATGATGAATAAAAGTAAAAAACGTAGTTACAAAAAGTATCGTGGACAAGGCAAATAACAGATAAATAATATTACGTTCATCCTACGGGACGGAAGTAGCATAATGCGAAGGAACGCACTTTAACCCTTTAACTAGGAGAAGTGTATGAGTAAATATACCCTTTGGTGCTACACAAAACTTTTCAGACAGCACCATATAGAAAAAATTAACTTTTTGGTAAGAAAAAGGTTGACTTCTGCGTAGCAATTTGCTATATTATACTTAATATAAAGGCGACGGCTTTTATAGTGTAGTGCAAGGAAGAGGCGTTTACCAGAGCGTCGAACTTGGCTAGTTAGGGGTGGTACCCAGGCATGGTAGTAGAAATACGCTGTGTCACATCGCTCTACCGAGCGGAACTAGGCTACTGGGGTTTCAGATGGTATCGGGTCCTCGGTTTGCAGGAAAACCTAATCCTGTCTACACAATTTATTAAAAGGCTTACAGCGAGAGTTGTAGGCCTTTTTCCTTTTTAGATAAATACTTTTGTCAGATAGTGTGCCGCAGGGCGGACTTATGCTGAACCAACAGCGTAGCGACTAGAACTCGCATCGGACTTCTAATAAGGAGAAAACAAATGGGAAGACCACTTAATAAAAGATACTTTGGTGCAACTGGTGCGTCAGACGCAACAGTTCCAGTAAGATTTCACGACGGATCAAGCCTAATTGAAGGTTACATTGTAGAACAAAAAGGTTCTAATAAATTTAAATGTTCAAACGACGGTGACACAATTGAGCGTACTTGTTTCTTAACAAGCGACGGAAGCACACCTAATGCTAACAACGAATGTCAAATTATTGGCATCGGTGCAGGCGGTGCGGCTATTGCTATTGCTAAAATTACAGGACGTAAAGCAGTTGACTATGATGGAAATTCTTATACATGGGCAACTGAAGATGACTCTACAGAATCGCTACTAAGATTAACAGCAATCTAAGGAGCAGACTAGATGTCTAAGTTTCTAAATGTACCTAATGGTAACTATACTGTAACTGTACAATCGGGCGGGGAGATTCGTCTCGACACAGGTGTGGAAGCAGGTACTGTTAGAGTAACAGGCGACTTAGTTGTAGAAGGTGATACTACCACTGTTAGCAGTGAAAATCTTACAGTTAAAGACAACATTATTGTTATTAACGAAGGAGAAACCGGTAGTAGTGGTATCACACTTCAGCAAGCAGGTATTGAAATTGATAGAGGCGGCGATGCTGTCACTTATACTTCAGTACGCATGGTGTTTGACGAAACTCTAAACTATAGAGATCCATTAACTAATACTGTAAAAAGCGGTGCGTTTACGTTTAGAGATCTAAATAATGCACTAATTGGTATCCGTGTAAACAGTATTTCAACCGGCGGCGGCGACTTAAATTTAATTAATAGCGGTACTGGTGTTGTAAGAGTTGACGGAACAAACAACTACGAAGATCAAGTTACAGAAGATGATATACTTACTAACAAAAAGTATGTAGATGATGCTATTGTTAGTGGTATTCAAAACATTACTATTAAAAACATTGTACAAGGTGATTCAAAGGTTGAATTATCAGACGACGATGTTGAAGCAGTTACAAGTAATTTTGATATTACTATTAACGGAACATCAGTAGCAAACTTTAAAGAAAATAATTCTACTATTGAAAATATTTTGTTTGAAGGAAATACTATTTCAACGGATACTAGTGGAACAGAATTAATTCTTGCTAGTTTTGGTACAGGTTCTGTCACAGTTGACGGAATTTTAAAAATGCCTGAACAAGTATCAGATCCAGTTTCAGTAGCAGACGGAACACTTTTATACGGTAAAGAGCCAGGACTTGGAACTACAGGTTTATATTACGTAAATAGTAATGACACAGCAGACGAAGTAATTGGTAGAAACAGATCATTACTTTATAGTATGATTTTTTAAGGAAATAAAATGGCAATAGCAAACGGAACAATAGCACTAACAGATACAACATTATTAACTGTGCCGGCTGACAAAACCTATGCCATTACAGCATTAATAGTATGTAATACTGCAACATTCGACTCAAGCGGTAATAACGACACTGAGTTCGATTTACATATTGTTAAAAGCGGACAATCAAGAGGTCCAGCAAATCAAATTGTAAATAACTTGTTTATTGCAGGTTCAGATACATTTACATTTGATAGCGAAAAAATTGTAATGGAAGCAGGCGACAAAATTGTAGCAGTAAGTCAAGCACCAGCTAACTTAGCGGCAACAATCAGCTACTTGGAGGTATAATGAGATTTCTGAAAAGTTTAAGTCTTAATAGACGACAATTATCAGTAAATGCTCCGGGCATTAACTACACTACAGAAGGCAATGTTGTTATGCAAACAACAAAGTCTCTCTTAGTGCCTAAAGGTGCTCAAAATGAAAGACCCTACAATGCTGAAGAAGGACTTATACGTTATAACACAGACGAAACAAACTTTGAAGTTTATCAAGACGGAACTTGGAAGCCTATTCGATTTAGAGAACCAATTACAATTACAAATCAAAACTTAGGTAACGGTGATGGAACAGAAACAGTATTTGGTCCTTTAGATTCGGGTGATGCATTCTATCCTGTTCCTATTGCAGAAGCAAACATTTTAGTATTTGTCGAAAACGTTTTTCAGTTACCAGTATCAAACTACTCATTATTGCAAAGTTCAGGAGGCAGTTTAACTGGTCCTAATGCACCTTATCTAGACGGCTGGTACATTAAATTTGGTACTCCAGTACCTAGCGGAAAACCTGTAAACGTGCTACACAATTTTGACAAGTAATTCCTATAAATACATAAAAGAGGAGTTACAATGGCACAACAGGTCCAACGTATCGGCGGTCAGTTACTTGCCGAAAATCTACAAAGAGAATTAGCAGATCTAGCGTTTGATACTGATTTACTTGTTATTAAACGAGACGGAACAATTGGTGTTAATACTCATACCACTCCTCGAAAACTAACTGTAAACGGATCTTTTAAAAGTAATAGTGGAGATGCAAGTCCTGATATTATTTTAGGAAACAGTCTTACGGTTGGCGACTTTACTATTAGTAGTTTAGGTGCAAGTGTTCCTAGCGGAAATGTTACACTGCAAACTACACACCCAGACGGCTTCTTTACAATGGGCGGTCTTGGTAGTTTAAATTACGCTGTAAGAAGTTCAGGTGCAATCGAAGCTATTGTAACTAATGCAAGTGTTGGGTTCCAATCAACTTGGAAAGCAGGAATGACAACTGCTTGGAACAACGAAGATTACTATGGCGAATACTGGTACCCAGGTCCTAAAGACAGTGCAAGTGCTCCTGACAATGACGGTGATAGATTATATGCAGAAGCACAAGCAATTTCCCTCAGAGGTGCACCGTTTACACAAGACGAATTAGATGTTTTTGATTGGGACCAAGACGGCGATGTTCAAGCAGACGATGTTCTTAAAACACTAACACTTAACGGCCAATTTACAAATGGGCAATACTTTCCAGCAAGTAGACGTTTAAGTGATCACCCAAATGTTGCTGCCTTAAAAGCACATATTGAGGCAAACTATCCAGACAGTTATCCTAGAAATTTACAATTACAAGGTGATCCAAACGGAACACTAAACGTAACAGGTAATGTTCATGCTACAGGTAATATTACTTATGGTGGCGACACAATTACTATTGGTGATGATAGTACTGACAGTGCAAGATTTTTAGCAGAGTTTAAAAACGATATTATACCTAATGAAACTAATAGATATAAAATTGGTCAAACAGATGACAGTACTGTTATACCAAAACGTTTTAACGCACACATTAAATCTTTGTTTACAGATACACTTACCGGTAAAGACATTGTTTATCAAGGTATTAACTTAACAAAAGAAACAAATGTAATCTATGTATCAAAAGGCAACGGAAATGATACTAACAGAGGTACTCATCCAGCAGGACCTGTTGCTACTATTGAAAAGGCACTTGAACTTGCTAATGCAGGTAGAGGAACATTAATTTACATTTATCCTGGGCAATATCAAGAAACATTTCCATTAACAGTTCCAGATGGTATTACTATTCAAGGCGACAGTTTACGTTCGGTAGAAATTACACCAACTACTGATAGCCAATCTGAAAACTGTTTTGAACTTGAAGGCTTTGCTACCATTCAAGATATTACAATTAAAGATTATTATTATGACAGTGTAAACGACAAGGGATATGCAGTAGCATTTGCTCCTGACTTTATAGTAAACTATAGAAGTCCTTATTTAAGAAACGTTACTGTAATTACACAAGGTACAACAGTTACCGACGATGATCCAAGAGGATACGATAGCGGAGATGCAGGACGCGGTGCATTAATTGACGGCGGTGCTGTTAATGAAAACTCTACAGCGGCAACATTGTTATTCCATAGTTGTACATTTATGACGCCAGGTGTTCCTTGTATTGTTATGCGTAATGGTGTTAGAGTAGAATGGTTAAATTCATTTACATATTTTGCATCAGTAGGACTGAAAGCAGAACAAGGTGATCAAGGTAGATTACTTGCAGATAGTACTAGGGTTTATGGTGCAGAACTAAGAAGTATCGGTAGTGCATGTGTATATGGTGCCCAAGGTGTAAACGCTGACGGTGTAGACAGTTTAATGTACTTGATTAATCATAACTTTGCTTATATTGGCACAGGCAAGGATTCTAGCAACGATGACAGTTTAGTAGATAGTTCTAGCGAAGTTATTACATCTAACGGAGCAAATGTTTATCATACTAGCCAAGACCATAAAGGTGTATTTAATGTAGGTAGCAACTTTAATGTTGACCAAGTAAACGGAACTACAAGTTTTGATGTTGAAAGCATTTTTGCTAGTGACAGTGTTGTAAGAGTAGTTACAGATGACAATGAAATTTATATTAGTTCTGATACATTAAAGAACGGAAATTTACAAATTATTGGCAATACTGTATATGCAACTTCTGGAGATTTAAACATTAAGTCTAAAGACACAACTTTAAATTTCCTTACAGATACAAATGTACAAGGTAATGTAACAACTTCAGGAAACTTTACTGTTGGTGGGAATATTACACTAGGTGATGCCGCTAGTGATACAATTACATTTGAAGTTGATATTGATCAAAATTTATTACCAAAAACAACAGGCATTTATAAACTAGGCAATGCAAACAAAACGTGGCGTACATCTTATACAACTTCTGTAGAACTAGATAGTTTAACCATTAGTCCGACAAGTATTGGAACTAACGAAAGTAATGCAAATTTAGAACTTAAAGCAACCGGAACAGGTAGCGTATACTTTGAAGATATTGAAATTAAAGATAACGAAATTCGCAGTAGATTTAGTCGAACCGGCGAGTTTGAAATACTAGAAACTGACGAAAATATAATTGATATTTTTGTAGGATATGAATCTCTATCAGAAGTTTTTCCAAATACAATTTTAGTATTTGACATTCCTGTAATGGCAACAACAGGAGTAAGCAAAGAACAACATTTACATGTTGCAAATATTCTTGCTAGTTATCTTGATAATGATTATAACAATGTGGTAGACGATGCAACAATGTATGCACAATTTTCTAACGGACTAACAGGCATTGCAATTTATCAAAACGTTGCAGAAGAAACAAGCGTTACTACTACACTAGGAGGTTGGAAATCAAGAACTACCTCAATGTATGCTAACAATATTAATTTATTAGGAGATGGTGTAGGTAGCGTAAGAGATCACACCCTTGAAAGAATATTAAGATATTTTATTATTGAAAAGGGATTTGTTGAAAGTTATGCAGATCTTGGAACAACAAGACCAACAGACTTAACAGCGGCAATGGATATTGCACGTGGCGGTTATCAAGCAGGCGGTGTTCCAGGATACAACTATCCACCATTTGCATGGTATACTGATCAAACAGGTTTAGACTACAATGACTTGTGTATAGAATATCTATATTTGGCAATGTCAAGCTACACTGGCGACTTAGCATGGCGTGATACAGAGGTTGATGATTATTGGCTACCTGAAACTCGTGCAAAACTTGAAACACAAGATCCAACAGTAGTAACATTGCTAGAAGATACCACAAATTACAATTTACCATTAACTAGTCCAAGTCTTGATTATTGGACACAAGTAACAAATAATCTCGGAGGCACAACTAGAGATTTAATTATATCTGCTACTAATTCGTTAGATATAGATGCTACAAGTCATATGACTGTTCCAAAAGGCGACAGTTTGCAAAGACCTAATGTAACAGGTGCTGTTAGATATAACACTGACTATAATGTATTTGAAGGTGTTGTTGCCGGCGGTGCTGTTTCACTACAAGGTATTTACGATTCAGATCGTAACACATATCTTGACCTTTCAAACAATCAATATAGTTTTGTGACAGATAACGTAACTAATCATACATTAAATGGAACACTATTAGAATCGGGAGGATTTAGTTCTGGACATAAATTTAGCATTGATGGAAACATTGTAAGTTCTGATCAAACTAATGGTACTGCTTGGTTACGCTCAAATGGAACTGGAACAACAAATATCGAAACACTAACATTTGGAGATAGTATTCTTACTGATACAACAAATGCTCCTACGTTTAGTTTTGATTTAACAAATACTGATAACAGAGCTTATCTAAAAATTGACAACGTTAACGGCTTTGTTATTCCTTATGGTACTGATGCTGAAAGACCTACAAACCCAGAAATAGGACACACTAGATGGAGTACAGATAATGAATTTCTCGAAACATACAATGGTACACAGTGGATCAATGCCGCGGGCCAAGTAGAAGCAATTCTTGAAGAAGACGTCGAGGAATTAGCTTATATTTGGAACGTAATCCTTGAATAATCTTACATGCGGATAAATAATAGTATGCACTTAAAAGACCAAAACGAGTGCAACTAATACTGTGGTCAACCGGCAAAGAGCGAGGGCTGAAAATTAGGTTGGTGGGACAGGATCCCCGTGTGTAAGGAGAAGAGATGGCAATTGGTCGCATATCCGGTCCGCTCTTAAAGTCAAACTTACTACGCAACGGCGTAGATTTGGCGTTTGAGACAGACCTTTTATATCTTGATGTAACAAATCGCCGCATAGGTGTCGGAACAAGCTCTCCACAGTATGCCTTAGATGTTGATGGCGTAGCACGGGTAACAGATTTAGAAATCACAAATAACGTATTTGATATCGGTAATATCAATATTAACGGTAACACAAATACTATTTCCACAACCGCACAAGAATTTACAATTACAACAGCAGACAAAGTTGTTGTAGCCAATCGTGTTGAAATTGGCGATCTAGAAATCAATAACAGTTTTATTGAAAATACAAACACTAACGAAGATTTATACATTCGTGCTAATGGTACAGGTACTGTAAACATTGAAGGTAATACTAATATTACTGGTAATTTACACGCTACAGGAAATATTAGTGCAGATGGTGATATTCAAATTGGTGATGCAGACACTGACGATATTATCTTAAATGCAGAAGTTGCTTCGGATATTATCCCAGATCAAACAGATACTTACAGTTTAGGTAGTGCAGTAAAACGTTGGGACGAAGGGCACTTTGGCGACACTTTTGTCGAATCTATTACAACCAATGATATTTCGTTTGAAGGACTTGACCTAGTATCAACTCCAGGTAACATTTTTTATGTTTCGGACAACGGAACAGACGAACCAACTAGAGGTGCCCATCCTCAAGATCCGGTAGCATCAATTGAATACGCATTAGGATTAGCAAGCAGTGGAGATACTGTTTATGTATATCCAGGTACATACTACGAAGAATTTCCAATCACAGTTCCACAAGGTGTTACACTAAAAGGTCACAGTTTAAGAAGTGTAACTGTTTTACCAACTGCTGACTCAGAATATAATGATGCATTTTTAGTTAATGGTGAATCAACAGTTGAAGAGATTACTATTAAAGATTTTTATAGCGGCGGCAGATATTTTAATATTACTGAAACTACAGACGCAGATACTATTAAAGTTAATGTAGGAACAAGTCCTTTTGCACACACTTATGTAAGTGGCGGCGATGTTGACTTTAGTGACAGTACAGCACCTGTTGCAGTAACAAACGCAACATACGATCATACAACTGGTGATTTAACGCTAGACTTAAATGCCAATCATGATTCACATGTTGGACAAAGAATTTTTATTAGAGATTTAATTTTTAGTTGTAACGGTGGTAATAGAACATTCCCGGACAACGGATACGCTTTCCGTTTTGCAACGGATTTTAGAGTAAATTTACGTTCTCCGTACATTAGAAATGTTAGTGTTATTACACAAGGTAGCACAACAAGTGTAAGTGACCCAAGAGGTTATGATGCAGGTGACGCCGGTAAAGGTGCTTACGTTGACGGTGCATATGCAGTTTCTGCTTCACGAGAAGCAAGTATGCTATTCCATAGCGTAACATTTATTACACCTGGTGTTGATGCACTTACTATTACAAACGGTGCTAGAGTTGAATGGTTAAATTCATTTACATATTTTGCAAATAAAGGTATGTATGTATTTGATAGTAACGACGGACTAAAAGGCAACGGTAAAACTAAATTAAAAGTTTCAGGAAAAAGCGGAAGTGTTAGTAACGGAGAAACAATTACACTGTACGACACAGACGG